GTTCTTAGCGTCAGCCTTCAGCCTCGCAGTCAACGCACCGATCAAAGCCCAACGAACCTCGGGCTTGGTCGGCACACTGGCCTTCGTCGGGTTCGCAAGTACCTCGTCGGGCAGAGTTGCCAGCCCCTCGTAGACCGAGAGGAATCCGTGGAGGTCAACGCCAGCCGTTCCGAGCGAGGCGGTGAGCCAAGCGGGAGAGGTGAGCTTTGCCTTCACGAGTCTGTCAACTGCCTCCCACGAGCGAGGACACGCCACCTTCTTGGCGAACTCGGCGGTGGGTTCTTCAGCGAACCGATCAGGTCGGAACTGGAGGAAGCTGAGAATCTCGGGGGAGATTCCAGCCGTGCCAGCCCAGCCCAGCCAGTGGTTGAGGTCGGGCAGAACTTCGATGGTCGCATCGAATCGCCCGATCAACGGGGAGATGAGCCAGCCCACGCCAGCCCGATCCGTGCGGGCATTCGTCGCTCCGACGAACTGCACACAGTCGGGGATGCGTTTGCCCTCGACCTCTCGTGCCCAGATGATGTGTTGCAGACCTTTCTGCACCGCCTCACTGGCTTGCCCCAAGTCATCGAGGAAGCACAGCGTGGGCTTCTTCGCTTTGAGCAGTCGGCGTAGCAGGCCGATTGGATCGAACACTGCTGACCCGTCGATCACGACTGGCAGACCTTTGTAGTCAGTCGGATCAGAGCAGGCGGGTGTGTCGACGATGACCTCGGGGTCACCACCGATCTCGGAAGCGACCCGCTTCCAAGCGTCCTGCACGATGGCAGTTTTGCCGACTCCCGCCCGCCCGATGAGCAGGCAAGAGATTTTGTTTTTGAATGCCGTTGCGAGATCGCTCGCAAGGCTTCCGATTTTGATTTGGTTGATGTTGTTGTTCATTGTCTATTCCTCCGTTTTGTTTTTGTTTTGTTTCTGCACCCTGCATCTGCAGGGATCATGGCAACGCACCCCCGAGGAGATGCGTTGCTGATGATCACTGGTTCTGGTGAATGATCTCGATGGCTTCAGCTAGATTCCCTGTGACCTCATCGACCACTGGTAGTCCGTTCTCGTCGAGGCTTGCCTCGTATGCGGTGCAAAGTTTTTTGCACAGCACATCCAACAATTTGCTTTTGTTCATGTATCTGTTCCTTTCTGTTGAGTACTGTTAAGCAGATGCCACAGTCCCGAGTGAGGACTGAAGACTCTGCAGGGTGCTGAGTACCGACTTGGATGCGACCACCGCATCCTTCCTGACCGCTTTACTGTCCCGCAAAATTTGCGGGTCGTTGAATGCGACCAGAGTTTTCCGAGCGTCCGAGAGTGCCTGTGCAATCTCGGCGTTGCCCGTGAAGTTCAACGCCTCTGCCTCCTCGATGGTCTCGCTGATGGCAGTGATAGTTGAGTCACGGAAGATCGCCTTGGGATTCGCCAAGGTGCGACCAAAGTGAGCGACCACATCAGCCACCCTATCGAGCAGCTGTTTGTGAGCGTCAGCCAGTCGGGCTGAGATCGCCTGCTGGGCACGAGCCTGCAGGCGGGGGTCGTTGAGGTCGGTCTCCCGAGGGAATGCCTCAGCGTCGAAGGTCACCTCGAAGCGGGAGCGAAACTCGCTCGAGCTGGAGGGGTACTCGTCGGCGTTGAAGAGTCCGTTGAGGCGAACCTCTGCCTCGTTCCTGATCTCGTCGTAGCGGGCACAGAGATCGTCGGCGAGTCGGTTGAACTCATCGACCAGTCTGTTGTGTGCCTCGGTGAAGGCTTGGAACTGAGAGATCGGGAGTACCCGACTCTCGCCCCGCCACGGGAGGGTGAACTTGTAGAAGTTCTCCCTGATCCGAGAGGCAACCTGATTGACCGACTTGAGGTAGTCGGGACGGATCAGTGCCTTGACGAATCGCCCGCCCTGCCCAGCGGAGATCGAGTGATTGGCCTCGACCTCGCTGGTGGCTTTACGATCCTGTCTGCCACCGATGAAACGCCTGATCGATAGATCGACCAGCCGTGCGTAGCTGTTGAGTTGCGTTGTTGTTATGTTGTTCATGTCTGTTCCTCCTGTTGTTTGGTTTCTTTACTCGCAAGATCTGATTTCTTCGTTGAGAAGGGCTGGCTTGTATCTGCCGTTTGCAATCTCGGCTATGATATCAAATATCTGCTCACGAGTTGTGTCAGAGCCAATCCAATGCTCCACATCACTTGCTGTTATCTGGTTTTTTGCTTTTTGTTTTTTGTTGTTCATGTCTACTCCTTCTGCCCTTGCGGGCGTTTTGTTTTTGTTGTGTGCCCCCTGATCTCAGGGATCACTGCAACCCTCGGGGCATTCCTCCCGAGGGCTGAGGGTGATCACTGCTTTCGCAACCACTCCGCTGGGACTGACATTTGCAGTCCTTTCGGGAGTGGGATGACCACTGCCTTGTCACCGCCAAGGAATCCCCTGAAATTTACAAGGGTATCCTCGTTGGTGAAGGGCGAGTGCATCACCAAAGTCTCGTCGACTTGGAATCGCTCTTCGTCCATGTGTTCCTCCTTTCTGTTAGTATGACCCGTCTCCGTTGAACCTGCCCCACCGATTGACCTCTTTCTCGGTGGGAACTCTGCCTCCGAACTCCTTGATCTTTTCTTTATACTTTTCTGCGATCAATTCGTTCTGGTGTGCCTTGCCGTGACCACCGCATGCCTTGGAAGTGTATCTGGCGTTGACATAACAGAACCTGAGTTCCTGCTCGTATAGCTCAATCTGCCATTCGTGCAGTCCCTCGGCTTTTAGTTTTAGTAGTTCGTGTGTGTCGCTCATGTTGTCTGTCCTCCTTTTGTTGTTTTTGTATTGAACCCAGCACTCAGTGCCGAATTCATTACTGCACCCCGAGCCGACATAGGCCAGAGGTGCAGTGTATGAATTCAGTTCTTAAATTTTAATCAGCCGATGCAACTGCTCCCGCTAGTCGTGCATCGCTCGAGTGATTAGCCCGAGGCCGTCCAGTTTATCCAAGAATCAAAGTGCCCTCCGAAAGTTTCCTGCATCCCTGCAGGTCGCTTTCGGCTGATCTCGTTGCAAATTTTAGACCTCGAAACTTTTTGGTCACCCGATCATAAAGATCGTCAGCACCAATTAATCGTCTCGGGATTGCGGGGAGTCTCCGATATGTGGGGAGAATTTCCCTCGAGGAACGCACTTAGAAGCGTCGAACGACTTAGTATCGCCTGTAGAAGTTGTGGTGAGAACTGTCACCACTTTGCACCATTATGATTATCCTGTCAACTGCTTTGTAGTTAAATTATCTGCTTTATGACACAAGGCAGGGGAAGACAGGGATCACCGCCACAAGGCCGAAAATATCGCACGAGGATGCCCGAGGAATCGATTTGAGGGTCGGGGTAGTATGGGGACAGCGGGTAGCTTTCACTGGAGGGCAGGTCTCATGCACGGATCATGCGAACCATTTATTTTATAAGCAGAAAGGGTTCGCTTGGTTTCGATTGGGTATTTCTTGCGAGTGATAGTCGGATGGATTCCAGAGGGGAGAGAGTTGTCATAGTGAGAGAGAGCTTCACTCACTGGGTTTGACTCTGCGAGCTGAAGCCTCCCCCATCGAGGGGAAGGCAGGGAGTTGTCACCACTTGGGATGATCCGCTCGCCGTGTTTGTTTTTACATGCTCGGGTTCACCAACCCTCACGCTCGAATGATCGAGTCAAACGCCATAATTTATTATGAGCTGGAGGAGTTCACGAGTGCCAGCTCTCGAGTGATTCGCAACCCACACGGCTCTGTTCGATCTTTCATCCGCTGGGAGGACAGTAACTGCTTAACAGCTGAAAGTGGTGGACAGCGTAAGGAATGCAATTAAAAACTGATCTGTGCCGAAAGAATTAATGCGTAGAAAGCGGATCAAGAAAGTTGACCCGAATAAAGATCTCAGCATTGAAATGGTGAACGGCTCACCAGTTGTCACGATGCCAGAAAAGATTCCCGATCCTGTTCCTGTTCCTGTTCCAGTCGTGCAAAAAAGAGGACGAGGAAAACCGAGGACAACATTTGAAAACTTCAGTCAGACGAAAATCAAAGAGCTGTACCGACTCGCTCGTCTCGGGATGAGTCTGAAAACTATGGCAGGTGCTGTGGGCATTGGGATCGGGAAGCTGATCGAGATGAAGGAGCAGAGCAGGGAATTTGCCGAGAGGCTAGATGCAGAGCGAGAGAACTTCATCGCTGACAACCTCACAAAGCTCAGGAATCACGCTCAATCCTCGCCTCAATCCGCTCAGTGGCTACTCGAGAGGGTTCGCCCCGAGGAGTTTAGCCAGAAGTCAGAGCTAAGAGTCTCAGGTGGAACGACTAACACTCTCTCGCTGGATGTATCATCTGCCATCTGTCAGAGACTGAGCGAGGCACGACTGCAGACCATAGATGTTATTCCGTTAACAGAACCACCACCACCTCTTCTCGATCTACCTGACACTCAACAACAATACTCATCATAAAAGATTATAGCATCAAATCTTTTATATTCTTTTTCTGAAAATCAACGACTTACATCAGCTCCTCAGAGTTCTCCAGATACCCCCCACCACCACCCCACCCCCCATGCGTCACACTAAATATATAGAGACGAGCAACCTACCACCCCCCTGCATTATCGGCTACACCCCCACCCCCTAAATTTCCTACCCCATGCCTTGGAATTACACCGAACACAAAGCCCGCCTTCACTCCGATGAAGCATACAAATTACAGTTCTACGCAAAGTGCCGAGAATGGCTTAAACGCAGGGTTCGCAACGATCCAGACTACGCACTCATCCACCGAGTCAAACGGCGCATACAAGCCCGCAAGCGACGAAAGAAGGCCAAGCTGGAGGCGAAGCGGTTAGCCAAGGAGAAGTCCAATGTCCCAAATGAATGAACTCCAGAAGCTGAAGTTCCTGTCCACACTGGCGGGGTTCTCCAGCCACTACCTTGGGATGGACAGCCTCTACCCTTGGCAGATCCAGTGCATGGATGCACTTGATGCTGGTGGCAGAGTAGCTGTCAGGGCACCCAACGGATCGGGCAAGTCCAGCTTCTTGGTGGTACCAGCCATCATCTGGCACTGTGCTGTATTTCCTAACAGCTATGTGATCGTAACTTCTAACGTAGGCAGACAGATTAAGTCAGGCTTGTTTGCCACCGTACACAAGTACGCCTCTAAGCTGAAGGGCTGGACGGTTAACTCCAACGAGCTGATCAGCCCGATTAACGGTAGGGCGGTAGCCTTTACCACGGACGAACCCCAGCGGATGGAGGGGTGGCATCCAGAGGGCAGCACCACGGGTGGCAAGGGCAACCTGATGTTGATCTATGACGAGGCCAAGTCCATACCTGCAGAGATCTGGCATGCAGGTGAACGCACCCAGCCTAACCGCTGGTTAGCTATTAGCAGCACGGGTTCAGCAAACAGCTTCTTTGCCAAGTGCTTTAGGGAACATGCTAAGTTCTGGAAGACTTTCACTATTCCTATCGGCCAATGCCCACATATTACGGACGAGTCGATTAGAAGACTTAAGGAGCTGTATGGGGATGACCACCCGCTGGTCAGGAGCATGATCCACAACGAGTTTGTGGATGAGGCTGATAACGAGACCGTCATCTCGGAAACCAAGATCCATGACTGCAGGGCTACACCCCCAACCCACTTTCCGATGGATAGGGTGGCTTTTATCGACTGGGGTGGGGCAGGGGTTGATGAGACTGCCGTGGCCATCATGGACGGGAACAAGCTGTTGCCCCTTATTATTATTAAGGATCGGGACGAGATGCGTACCGTCGGACGGGTGATCAGGGAGCTTCGGGCTTTTCAGGTTAACCCCAAGCTGGTCTGGGCTGACAACGGGGGGATCGGGTCGCCCATGATCAGGCGCATGGACGAGCAGGGGTACAGCGTCAACCGTGTGAACTTTGGTACGGCTGGTTTGGCTGGGTACGCCAACAAGGCTTCAGAGATGTTGTTTACGGCTGGCAAGATGATTGAGGACAGGGGAGTGATCCTGCCCAAGGATGACATCATGGATGGTCAGCTGTGTACCCGCAGGTTCTTTTGCACATCTAACGGAAGCATTAAGCTGGAGTCCAAGGCTGAATATAAGCAAAGGACAGGTGGAAGCAGTCCAGATCGTGCGGATGCAGCTGCTGGAGCCATCTGGGCTTATGTCAAGACCAGACCGAGCTTGACCTCAAATGATGCTGGTGGTAGTCATTTGCAGACAGATGTATTTGGCAATGCAATCCAAACTAACTTTGAAGAGGCCAGAAGTGGCTTCGACGCTGGGGACTAAATGACCACGCAAGAGCTGTACGATGCTTTTTGCGATGACCTTAAAAAGCGAACTACTTGGGAGGATCGGCAGAAGGTTTGGTACACCATGTGCAATGGTGGACTTCGTCGTAAGCGTAAACCTTGGCCGAACGCAGCCGACCTTCACTACCCCTTAGCGAACTCGATCATCAATAAGTTCGTACCGTTTTACATAAACCAGATTTACTCAGCTGAGAATCTGGCCAGCTTTACCCCACGCAAACCCCAGATGCAGTCTCTGCGCTACGCAGCGGAGAGCTGGTTCAACTACATGCTGCGTGAGCGTTCTAATTTTGAAACCGAGATGATGGTCTATGTATCGGCCATGCTGCGTTGCGGAATCTCGTTTATGAAGACCTCTTGGGATGAGGCCAACAGGTCGGTCAAGTTTGATGCAGTTAACCCGATGTACCTTGTGTTCCCGTACTACACCAAGGACATGGACAGCTGTGATCGGATCTGCCACATCATGGAAATTTCTGAAGGCCAATATCGTCGCAACGAGGCGTACAAACAGGACGATGATTTTATCAAGCGGATCAAAGGCGAGGGGAACTCGGCTGGTGCTGGGGTTCGCTCGTATGATCAGCACAAGCTAGGCAAGCAGGGTCTGACCGAGGGAAGCATGCGGGATAACATCATTATCTGGGAGTGCTACTATCGGGATGACAAGGGGAAGATCATCGTGGAGACCTTCAGCCCGCAGGCTCCTGACGAACCTATTCGCCCCAAGTTCGAGCTTCCCTATGCCCACGGGCAGATGCCGTTCGTGCCGTGCATGCTGGAGTTTACTCCAGACAAAGGTTTTTATTCGAGCCGTGGAGTTTGTGAAACGGTTGCAGCGTTTGAAGCTGCTTTGACCAAGACCATGAACGCCAAGGCTGATGCGATGAGCCTCTACAACTCACCGATGTTTTCCTCTGATCAAGACATACCCAATGTGAACAATATAAAATTCGGCACAGGGGTTCTCTTGCCCACGGGAGTTAAGCCAGTACTCATGCCCCAGCCCCCGATCAGCTTTGATCAGGAGATGGTGCAGATGCGTCAGGTCTCTGAGTACTTGGTGTCGATGCCTGACTTCGGCCTGACGCAGGGAAGACTCGGAAGCTCCAAGCCCCGCACGGCAACCGAAGTGCAGAATATCGGACAGCTGATGGGGGTGAACACAGATCTCCGCATTAAACTTTTCAGGCTGGCGTTGAGCGAAATCTACAAGCAGGCATATGCAATCCTAGTTGAGTACGCCCACGACCAGCTTCTCTTTGAATACCAGAACCAGTTCTCGGCTGTGCCCGCAGAGGCGATCATCTTTGATTACCAGATCAAACCTTCGGGCAGTGCTGACGGTGTGAACCGAGTCATGCAGTACCAGAAGGCTTTGGTGCGGTTCCAGACCCTCCGTAACGATCCGTACATTAACCAGCCAGAACTCCGCAAGGATCTGCTGGAGGTGGACGATCCTCACTTGGTCAACCGCATGTTGATCGATCCGCAGCTCAAGAAGCAGATGCAGGCTGAAGAAGCTGGAAGCGAGAATCTGTTGCTCGACCAAGGCTTCGGTGCTGTGGCTGTTGAGCCTGCCGACGATCACGAGGTGCATGTTCAGATCCATATGGATCGACTGCAGTTGGCTGGTCAGCGTGGACAGCAGCTCGCTCAGGATAGCGGTGCTGCCTACACCCAGCACTTACAGCAACACATTCAGTTCCTTTCGCAGACCAACCCGAACCTCGCCAAGCAGATCGGCGCACAGATTATGAAGGCTATGCAGACTGAGACCAAGAATGCTCAGTTCCAGCAGATGTTACCGCAGTGAATATCATAGACGTTGACATATCGGATATCAGGGAACGGCTCGCAAGAATGGAAGAGCGTCAGGTTGGCCTGTGTTCCATGCTTGAGCGGAGCCTCTCTAACTACGGGGATCTCGTGAATCGGGTGACCGCACTCGAGAAACTCAAGGGACATTTCTACTTAGCAGCTGCCATCGTCGGCACGGCTGTCTCCATATCTTGGGAGTTGATCAAGACCAAGTTCTTCAGCAAAGGATAATACAATGCCCAGCAATCAAGAGTTTTTCGATGCAATCAGGAACATATCGGTAGATGCCGATACGCTTAATCTTAATACCGATCAGGTGGAGAGTAAGCTCGACACGACCACTGGTTTGCTGACTACGCTTTCTGCGGATACTGCAATCATTAAGACTGACATGTCTAACGGGGTGTCGATAAGCGGAACAGTAAATACATATCCGCTACAAGGCACATCTGTATCTAACACAAACTTTTCAAGCATCACATCCGCTGAACTCGCTCCAGCGTCTGCCAATAGGGAATCCCTGACCGTGTACAATGAGGGTGCTGGAACACTCTTTATAAATGTTGGCTCAAGTTGTAGCACGACATCGTATCAGGTGCGGTTATTTTCGGGAGATTATTGGGAAGCCCCAGCGGGTCAACAGTCCCTTCAACATAGCGGAATCTTCGGCAGTTCAGGTACGGCAAGGATAACTGAAATTAGTTAGAGAATCGCAATGCCACTCTTCAAACAAACGGCATACATATCTCCGTCTCCTATCAGCATTGCGATAGGCAATGCAATCACCATTCCGACAGTAGCCGTAGTTCCTTCTCAAGAGATATATTTTGATAATCAACCAGTCGGAGGAAGAAATGGAAAATGGATTCAAAGTTTTAATTACTATCCTCAGTTTGGTGGTGGTTCAGTTTTTCCTACTTCTTTTGTATTTTCCGATCTTACTGGCGTTGTGGGGGACATTCTTTCTTCCCTCCCAGCAACAACTACTAGCGTAGATTGCCCCGAACTTGTTTATGTTGGCGGGAGTCTTTCTAGCGGTGCTGGGCCAAACGGATACTCATCTTTAACAACTCTTAACTATCCGAAATTAAAAGTAGTTGGTGGTTCGTTTGCAAGTTTTTCTAGCGCATCAGTTCTTACAACCTTTAACGTGCCAGAACTTATTTTTGCTTCAAACATACCCTCCAATTTTACGGCATTATCATCTTTAAGTCTGCCCAAATTAAAGGTGGTTACTTCCATCGCTGGAGGTAGCTCTCTTAATCTTAATGTTGCAACCTCCGTCGATCTTTCTTCTATTGTGTATATTGGCTCTGCTTTAGGTTTTGCTGCACCGAATTGCACCACACTAACTCTACCAACATTGGGAACTTGGAAAGTTCTCAATGGAAACTTTACCGCATCCTCTTGCGCCTTTAATCAGACAACCGTAGATAATATCTTATCTGCCCTCGCCTATATGGACGGGACAAACAATACAATGGCTTTTAGTTCTACTAACCTTAGAACGGCTACCATAACAGGAACCTCATCTGCTCCTTCTAATCTAGGCTCAACTACAACTGCTGGCTCAAACTTTGTGGGGGCAGGAACAACTTGTACCGTGAATCTAACAAGTCACGGATATGCAACTGACGATGTGCTTCGTATTACTGGAATAACTACGCTTACAAATGCAAACAGATATGCTCGCATAACTGTTGTTAACGCTAATCAATTCACCTACACAATTACCTCTCAAACCGCTACTGGTGCTGGAACGGCAACTATTGTTAAGGCTGGGGCAAGTGCAAAAGCATTGGTTACAAGAGGCGTAACGCTTACGACAAACTAATGCCACTCCTTCTAATCACGCTCTTACTGTGTTCCTGCTCACCCAAACCAACTGAAAGCGACTCACAACTTCCTAGGTATTCTGATATGTCAGCGGCTCGGGATGCAATGAATGTAAAATGAACACTGACGATCAAGCAATCCAAGCCCTCCAATACCTCCTCGACGAAGGCTTTATTTCTCTTGGATATATCGACGGCAAGCCTTCTGTATATCTAACGACCAGCGTATCGGAGGCTCAGAAGGCAATTAAATCTATGGCAAAAGATTCAGCAGACTGGTGGAAAAAATGAATTGGCTAGTTAAAACTGTCATCTGGTTCTTTCTGCCACGACACGACAGAAATATCTTTCTCGAGGCTTGCAAGCTGGCATCCATGCAAATCCAGCAGCAGGATGAAACAGAGTACTACGGTGGAACCAAGCATGCCATTGCCTATGAACGCATTCGGACGATCCTAGTGAAAAGCGGTTACGCCAAGTCAGACATAACTGGGGCAGTCATTCATATGGCTATTGCTCTAAGATATCTGCAAAGCATCCGATAGTAGTTGACTCGCCCCCGACCAGTCTTACATTACCTACATGAACTGGATTACCGAAAACTTCGCAAATATCATGGCTGTGGTCGGTGCTGTAATCGTGCTTGCACGAGTAATCGTCAAGCTGACTCCTACACCTGCGGATGATGGCGTTCTGGAAAAGATCGTTTCATTCTTAAAGACCCTCGGCCTTCATATCAACGACAAGTGATTCGACTTCTCGGAGCCGTCATTGACCTCGTCTTGAGGCTGATGCCGACACCGAAGGAACAAAAGGATTCGGCATCCAAGAAAAAGAGGGATGAGAATCAGGATAGAATCAATCGTGCTTTCACTGGCACTAGCGGTATCCCTTGGTGGGTGCGCTAGTACAGGTGCGAGATATCTCCCTCCAGACACAGTAACTTTCCTTACAACCGACTATCGGTTTAAGGCTGTGATGAATAGTGGAGAGGATGTGAAAGGATGGGCAAGAGATGCAATCTCAACAATCAATGAGCTTCAATACCAGCTCGAACTCGAGCGAAACAAATGATCACCCGTGCGAAGATAGAGTCCATATATCAGGATATCCTCAAGGGATTAGAGCCTACCTTCGCAGCTCGGGTGGCTGCATGGAGGGATGCGGTTATTGCGGGCGGTGTGATTCCGTATGTTTACTGCGGTCACAGGACACCACAGGAGCAGCAGGATCTGTATGAGCAGGGTAGGACAAAGGCTGGGCGCATCGTCACAAATGCGATGGGCTTGCCTGTGCCCCAGAGCTTTCATTGCTACGGAAGGGCGATTGATTGGGTTCCCGTATTAAAAGTTAAAGAGGACGGATACGAGGCAGACTGGGGAAACATCCATAAGTACGGCATGGGGATTGAGAACGGGAAACTCTATAACCTTCAGGCACTTACATGGGAGCGTCCTCATCTGCAGGACGGGTACTTCAAGGACTGGAGAGACCTTGCAAGGCTAGAGCGAAACGAGCCGAAGCAGGAGCCAGTCGTACAGAAGACCCAAAAGAAAACTAAGATAAAAGCAGGGCTGATACCCCGCCAAAAATAATAACTGTTTAGCAGTTGACAGTAGCGAGTTGAGCTGTAGCACTTTCCACAAGTGGCGACACTATACAAATTCATCAGGGCTTTTTCCGCAGCTTGGCGTGTCTTTTCTTTTTCTAATTCATCGCAAGCAAAGTGGATCGATGAAGACCGTACCGCACTTGTTCAATTTCTAAACTCTCGGTCTGGCGCACGACTGAAAATACTTTTGCTTGGATACTGCGCTCTTCGGGATGCCCGAGCCTGCATGGCTGGTGGCAATCCGTTTGAGGCTGGTAAGTCGATTGGCTGTCGAGAGATGGTCAGTTACCTAGACTATCTAGGTGCCAGTGATCTGAGTAAAGATTCCGAGCCTGCCAGCGAAGGGGACATGGCAGATCTCGGTCATTTAGTCCCCTAAACTTCGGGAAAGAAAGGACTCCGTTATGTCCAATGAAGCAGTATTAACCGAACCAGCAACGACACCTCAATCGGGTGAAACGAGCGGGGCAGGTAAGAGTATTGATGCTGAGTTACAGGAACTCGGGAAACTAGCAGCACAGGTCGATGGCTTTTCCGAACCCAAGGTCGAAGCACAAGCTCCCCGTAAAACAGACGGACTCCCGTCTGCGGGTCAGAAGGAAACGGCTGAAAAAGCCACTCGTCGCACAGCATCCGCAACAGATTCTGAAAGCGAAGATCCAATCACCAAGGAAATCAAAAGCCTTGATGTTGGTGAAGAACGCCAGAAAAGTCGGGATCGTCTCGGCAATCTCTGGGAGCAGTTCAATCAAAAGCAGAAGGAGTTTGCGGAGCAACGGGCAAAACTGGAACAGGAGGTTGAGCAACTTAGAGCTGCTCCTCCTCGTAATGCCCGTGAAGCCTACACACCAGACGAACTCCGTCAGTACGCTAAGGACTGGGAGAACGAAGGTCGTGATGATCTAGCTGCCGAAGCTCGCAAAAAAGCAAATACTATCGAGGAGGATGACCTTCGCAGGTCTCGTGTCCAAGCCGATCAGCAAGCTAAATTCGAGAGTCGTGTACGCCAGAACTGGGACAGTCTTGTAAAAGAGAACCCAGACCTAACGGATAAGTCTTCTGATCTATATCAGACCACTATGTCCTATATGGGACATCAAGATCCTATGGTGAAGGACTTCCTGAACCGTCATCCAGACGGTCTTGTCCTTGCCAATGCGCTGGCAAAGCTGCAACTCGCTGGGGAGTCTGCTGCGGATGTTGTGAAAGAGAACGAGCGGTTAAAGGCCGAAAATCAAAAACTGAAAGGAAGAATGTCACTTGGATCTTCCAATCCTTCTGCGCCTATGGGCGACAAGAAGATTACTGATATGAGTACAGCGGAAGCTGAGTCTTATGTCAGGAACTTGGCGATGCAAGCTGACGGCTTCTAATCAGTTCTATTGAGGTAAAACAATATGGCTATGATGACTACAGGTGTACCCGCATCGTTGGGGGATCAGTTTCAGGCTTTGTTCTCGAAAAAACTTCTGGACGGCGTTGCTGAAACGCTCGTTCTGAACAATTACGGAACGAAGTATGACCTGCCCACCAACACTGGGAACAACAGCATCACCATGTTCCAGTGGAATACCACAGCTGACGGCACTCAGGTGAGCAACTTGACCAAAGGAACCCCGATTTCATCTTATCGTGAAGTTGGACTCCGCAAGATCAACGTCCCCCTGACGCAAGTCGGTGAAGCACTCAAGGTCACAGATATCCTTAACTACAGCCAGCTGTTCTCAGCCCTGCAGGAAGGTATCCGTGCTTTGACGCTTGATGCGTCTCTCCACTTGGACACCGTTGTTCGTAATGCCCTTCAGGGTGTGACCGCAGCTGCTGGTATCGCAAATACTATCGCAGCAGCCCGCACTCAGGACATCTACGGCAATACCGTCAGCAAGATCTATGCTGGTGCAGCGACTGATTTCGCTACACTCGCAACCGCTGGTGCAGGCTCTACCCCCGTTTACCTGACCCCTTCCGACCTTTTGGATGCAGCTACGCTCATCCGCTTGGATAAGAATGTCAGCTTAAACGAAGAGTTTAGCGCTATCGTTGATCCGACTGTCGCTGGTGATCTGCTCAAGGATTCTACCGTTGTTAACATCGCACAATACAATACCAAAACTGGTGTCTCTGACATTGTCAAAGGCCAGCTCGGTCAAATCTATGGTGTGAATGTGCAACAGCACACGAATGCTTGGAAAGAATCCACTGAAGGAACTTATTCTTCATCTGGACACACGGTCTCGACATATGTTCTTACGAATGGTGCCTTTGGTACGGTCAATTATGGTGGCATGTCCCCTTACGCTCCTTCCGTTGTTATCGTGGATAAACCCGATAAATCTGATATTCTCAACCAGAATATCTATGCTGGATGGAAAGCGCATTGGGCTGTTCAAGTGTTGAACGCTAAGAAGGCTCGTGTTCTAAAGAGCAGAACTCGCACGATCAGCTCGTAACTCTTTAACTAGAGTCGTGACTTGGGGTACGTCCCCGCAAGTCTAGAGAACCCCCCAGCAATGGGGGGTTTTCTATTTACAGGATTAGCTATAACTGCTAAACAGATGGCATGCCAGCATACGAATATCGTGAGGCTGACGGGTCTAAGACCATCAGAGTTCTTCCAGTGGAAGACAGGGACAAGTTCCCCAACAGGGTTACCGTACCCTCCAGTATAGCTTTTATCGGGACTGCCTATGATCCCACAATTACCGCAAACAAGATCAGGGCAGGGTACAAGGCCATCGAATCCAAGGGTGGATTCATCAAGACCCCAAGGCGTGTGTTTGAAAAGGCTTGGGGTAGCCACGACACCAAGACGGTTATGCGTAAGGGGACGGCAGTAAATGTCGTATAAAAGCCCAGCTTGGCAGCGCAAGGAGGGCAAAGATCCATCTGGTGGACTTAACGAGGCTGGAAGGCGTAGCTACAATCGGGCTACGGGAGGCAATCTAAAGGCACCAGCACCCAATCCAAAGACCGACAGCGATAGAGAAAGAAGGAAGGCTTTTTGCGCCAGAATGCTTGGCATGAAGAAAAAGCTGACATCTAGCTCGACAGCCAAAGATCCAGATTCACGAATCAATAAATCGCTGAGGGCTTGGAACTGCTAGGTGAAAGAGGGCAAGAAGTTCGGCGAGCTGGCCGAACAGATGTTCTGCTTGGAGGTTCTCAAGAGGGGCGGGGTGCCCTGTAAGCCTATCGGAGACTCCCAACCATACGATTGGCTGGTTGTTTCAAGGGGTAGAATCTACAAGGTTCAGGTTAAAAGTAGCTGGATGACAGTGTTAAACAGGGTTGGATCTAGGTCTACAAGTAGGTGCAGGGTATGCGTAAGCCATAAGACATCTAAGAAGGCCGTATACAAAAAACATGATATTGATCATATGGCCATATGGCTTGAGCCGTTTGGGTCTTGGATGATTATGCCAATAGCTAAACTGGGGCGAAAGAAGACCATGCAGGTACGGAGGGCTGACTGCGAAAGTCCCAGCTGGTCTCTTTTAGGTTTATAATAACTGCACTTGACTGCTAAGAAGCTACCAATAGAGTACCCAAGAGATGCCGAATTTTACCAAAGGGAAGACATTTACCTCAACTGAGGAGCTGACAAACACGAAGCTCCATCAGCTTGTGGAAGATGCGAGCATGAACGTGACGGCTATCACAAGCCTCACAGCTCTTGCAGATCCAGTAGCAGATACCGATACACTTCCAATCGCTGATGACAGCGCAACAGCAATCCGCAAGGTTGCTGCCTCAAACTTTCTAAAGAAGAACGCCTCGGCAATCTTTGATGCGGGTACGACAAAAATTACTGGTGTAGCCACCCCAACGGTTGGTTCAGATGCAGCAACGAAAACATACGCCGACACAAAGGTCGCTAAAACTGGTGATACGATGTCTGGAGTCCTCGACATGGGTTCGAGCAAAATCACAAACCTTGGCGCACCAACTGCATCTGGGGACGCAACTACAAAAGCGTATGTTGACTCGATTGCTGTAGTTGCTGGTAACCTTCCGAATGTAACATCTGGTGACAACGGATCGTTACTGAAGGTTACATCTGGAGTTTGGACTACAACTGCATCCAATGCGATTAGCACGGCACAGATTACGGATTCTTCTGTAATTGGAGCAAAGCTAGAGAACAGTGGAGCAACCGCTGGAACGTATGGTGGAGCTACATCTATTCCGCAGATCACGGTTGATGCAAAGGGCAGGATAACAAGTGCCATTGCGTTTAATGCACAGCCATCAGATTTATCGCCAAGCCCAGCTGGAACCTATGGTTCTGGTGGGACTGTTCCAGTGCTTACCGTAAATGCTAGGGGTCAGATTACAAACGCCACCACAGCATCTGCTGGTGCTGCTGGTGGAATGTTTTACGAGAACGATATTACTCTCAACTCGAGCTACACAATAACAGCAAGCAAGAACGCAATGACTGCTGGTGGAATAACGCTTGCCAATGGAGTGACTGTTACTGTCCCCAGTGGCTCAACTTGGACAATAGTTTAATATGCCTATAGCAATCAACGGAACTGGAACGATTACTGGAATCTCCGCAGGGGGATTGCCTGACGATTGCATTACGACTGCTGATATTGCTGGTAGTGCGGTAACGACTGCGAAAGTGAATGCTGCATCAATTACTGCTGCAAAGCTAGATGGAGCGCAGACTGGTTCTGCTCCTATTTACGGAGCTAGGGCTTGGGTTAATTTTGATAGTACACGCAACGAGGGCGATACTGGAGCATCTACAAATGGTGCTAACGTAAAGATCCGAGCCTCTGGAAATGTCACAAGCGTCCTAAAAAATAACATTGGAAATTATACAGTAAACTTTACTGTGGCTATGCCAGATGTTAATTATGTGGTTGCATCGAATAATCACGCACAATCTGACCATATTCTTGTTGGTGGAGTTTTAACTTATAGCACTAGCTCTGTTACATTGTATTTTGGCGACACAGGCAAAATTGGCACAACAGCAAATACAAGAAGTGATTCTTCAAATTATGGTATTGTAGTTTTTCGATAAAGGATAATTATGAGCCTCCTAAAATCCAACTCAGTTCAAATCGGCCAGTCAGCAACTGCCACCCAAAACTTCACTCTCTCCGTCCCATCCTCACCCGATGACACGATCAAGCTGGCGAGGGGCAATAGCGGTGCGACAACAGCTGATATTCTTAGTGTTGATTTGAGCGGGAATGTTGGTGTGGGGACTGCGAGTCCTCGTAGTAAGCTAGATGTAAGTGGAACTCTTTTTCTTTCCGCAGGAAATCAGATTCAAATTACTGGAAATGCTGGAACGACTGGTCTTCAGATGATTGGACAAGACTCAGCCGAATCTTATATTGGGACAATGAGTTCCCAAGCATTAATAATCCGCACTGGCCAAACAGAGCGTATGCGCATTGATTCGAGTGGGTTTGTAATGGTTGGAAAAACAACAACAGCCTTAGGAACTGCTGGAGCTTTATTAAGCACAGGCGCAAATGAATTTACAGTATCTAATTCTCCTGTTGTAAATATAAATAGAATAACAACCGATGGTACATTAATTAATTTCTACCAAGATGGCACATCTGAGGGAAGCATACAGGTTTCTGGAACAACAGTGTCCTACAACGGAGGCCACCTGTCCAGATGGTCACAGCTTCTAGATGGACAGCGAGATCCAGCAATTAAAAAAGGAACTGTATTATCCAATCTTGACGCAATGTGTGAATGGAGAGATGCGGATGGGAACCTTCTCCCTAACGAGCAGTTAAACAAAGTTAAAATTTCAGACGTTGAAGGCGATTTGAATACAGCAGGCGTGTTTGTTAATTGGGATAATGACGATCAAGACAATCCATACGATCTGAATATGGCAATGACAGGAGATATGGTTATCCGCATTGCCCAAGGAACAAGCGTTAATCGTGGTGATTTGTTAATGTCTGCTGGCGATGGAACAGCCAAGCCTCAAGGCGATGACATCATCCGATCCAAGACCATTGCTAAAGTAACCTCAACTAATGTTACCTGTACATACGAGGATGGAAGTTATTGCGTCCCTTGCGTGCTGATGGCTTGCTAATTTATGAAACTCGACCTATCCGTAAGCGAAATCAACACCATCCTAGCCTCACTCGGGCGCATGCCATACGAAGCTGTCTTTGTCGTGATTGAGAAGATTCAGGAGCAGGCGAAGGAAGAATCAGGGACTAAGCAATGAGCGTATCCATCAACGGCACAAACGGCGTAACCTTCAATGACGGCAGTCTACAGAAAACCTCTGCTCAGACTGGCTTCCGCAACCGTATCATCAATGGGGATATGCGGATTGACCAGAGATTCGCTGGGGCTGCTACAGCAAATACAATCAATGGGTATGTCGTCGACCGATTCCAAGTATCTCAATCCACTAGCGGAAAGTTAATTGCACAGCAGAATGCTGGATCTGTAACTCCTCCAAGTGGGTTTACAAACTACCTAGGAGTGACATCACAATCTTCGTATTCGGTTACATCGTCAGATTTCTTCTTGGTGCAACACGCTCTTGAAGGTCTTAATATCTCTGATTTAGCATGGGGTACAGCGTCAGCCAAAACTGTAACAGTGTCATTTTGGGTGAGAAGCTCTTTAACTGGAACATTTGGAGGATCGCTAAGAAACTCGGCGAATAACCGTTCTTATCCATTTAGTTACAGCATATCTTCTGCGAATACATGGGAACAAAAAACAATAACAGTATCTGGCGATACAACTGGAACATGGGAAACAGGTAATGGTGCTGGAATATGGTTAGCACTTGGGCTGGGTGCTGGAAGCACGAATAGCGGAACTGCTGGGGCTTGGGCTGGTGGTTTTTTTCTTTCGACCACAGGAGCAACTTCAGTAGTCGGCACTAACGGAGCCACCTTCTACATCACGGGAGTCCAACTCGAAGCAGGCTCAACCGCAACCGACTTTGAGCGTAGGCCGATTGGTACGGAGTTGGCGTTGTGTCAGAGGTATTTTATAGCTTATGAATTTGGAACAGGAACGGACACAATAGTTAACTCACATTTCTTGAATGGAAATACCCAATCAGCGTCACTATCGCTCCCAGTAACAATGAGAGCATTGCCGACTGGTGAATTTGGAACAACAGTAGGAACATTTTGGAATGCAACGTCTAGCGCAGCACTTAATACTGCGACATCAAGTTTTGCTTTAACAAAATACTCTTTTAGAATTGGAGCTACTGGAAACCCAAGTGCTATATCACCAGCACAACTGATATTAAATGGAACACCGAAATTATCAGCAGAGCTTTAATATGTACAAAAAAACATTATTTGAAAATGTTGTAAGGAGAACTTATGACAACGCCTGCGTCCCATTCGACCCAGCCAACACCGACTACCAAGCCTACCTAAAATGGCTGTCCGAAGGCAACGAACCGCTCCCTGCTGACGAACCCCAACTGCCTGTTGTTGAAGAAGTAGCTCCAGTAGCTGAAGAAGCAACCCCCACCGACGAACCCAGCGAGGGATAAATGACCCTCGACCAGATCGCCAACCAAGTCTGCATCAAGACCCACGACACCTCCGCTGGTGCCGTAGCTGCTGTTAAAACATTTTGTAAGAACCGCTACCAGATGATCTGGGACAGCCAGCTCTGGGCAAACAGCATGGCCGTGACCACTCAGGCCATCAGCTCTGGAAGCTCTATTGTCACAATCTCTGACACGAACATGGATCTTCCTGTCGCAGTCAAGATCGGCACAACCGCAATCGACCCAGCCAACTACGGCTCGGCATTTATGATGTCACCAAGCTCTTTCACCGATTCTGGCAATACAACATCCTTCGTGATCCTTTCAAGGTCTGACGCTGGCAATATCAGAATACAGCTGTTAAGTGCTTCTTCCGAAGCGGGAACACTCTCTGTCCTCTGCAAGACTAAGATCCGTGTAACAAACAACGGTGTGTCTGCCTACCGCTCGATGGAGCAGGATGACGATGTATGTGTGATCAATACCGCAGAGCAGGCACTGCTTACACTTGTCGAGGCCGACATGCTGGAATACAAGCAGGCTTACGCCAAGGCTCAGGCCAAACAGTCCGAAGCCCTTACTCTTTTATCATTAGCCCGCAACGTCGAGCGTTCTCAGGGCGCATCCCGCTTCGAGGTCTCAGCTGCGTTTAACGGTGAGTGGAGCCGTGATGACTGGGACTACGGGGGAAGCACGATCAGCTTCCAATAAGCCATGCCTATTATTTTTGACGAAGCCCTAGATACGCCTCTGGTCTTCGACGGGCAGAGGCAGTTTAGCGGTGGGGAAGACTCCAACACTCAGGCGAGGATCTTGGGTGAGAACCAGTGTACAAGTCTGGTCAATGTCGAGTTAGACGAGAACGGGCTTGTTCATACTAGGCTTGGCCTTGTTCTCACTCCTTCCACTGGGGTTAACTCCTATATTAGCGGTCTTGCCTCCTACAGGAATACAAGCACAACACAGCTGGTTGCATTCTTTGGCGGGGATCTTAAGTACCTTTCAACTTGGGCTACGGGATGGCAGACGGGCGCATCATCTGCATATACATCTGGTAACAGGGTCTATACGGCTACGGTAGCAGATAAGCTCTACTTTATCGACGGATCTGCTGGTGGTCAGCTTAAGTTCTGGGACGGCACTGCCGTAACAACTATAGCAACTTCTGGAGCCGTATCAGCACCCGCTGGGATTAATAGACTGATCAGTACGAGGGGAAGGCTATTTGCCGTAACCGCAAGTAACCCAGACACGCTTTATGTGGGAGATTTCCTGACATCAAACTTTGATACCGCAACAAATGCAATTAGGATAGGTGGAGACTCTTCTCCGATTACTGCAATCGTCGAGTGGACGGGTGACCGTATCGCAGTATTTAAGGAGAACAGGGTATTTGTTGTAAGTGGTATTACCCAGACATCTGCTGGTGGTTTCTCAGTCGAAACAGTTGAGAACGCCAACGGTGCCCTGAGCCAGTCGGCAACGCTTAGGGTCGGATCTGATGTTATGTTTATGTCCCGTGACGGAGTTCGGCTTCTAAGTCGTACACTCCAAGGACAGGAGCAAGCGGTCAGTCTTCCGATATCGCTACCAATCGAAGATAAGATCAAGCAGATCGATATTACCCAGCCCAGCGAAATCTCGATGGTATTCCACGAGAACACGGTGATCCTTTCCGCAAAGACGGTGACAGGTGGTACTATCACAGTTGCTTTTGATACATCCAACAAATGCTGGGTTGGTGAGTGGTCTGGCAGGTTCTATCCGTATTCTGGAGTTCAGGCATCCAACGGGATCACGCTACCGAATACAGTTGCTGCAACTGCACTGTTTACTGGCCTCGTGATTGGAGATCGAAGCGGGAGGATTTACATGTGGAGAAGGGGACATAACTTTGGCTCTTCAACTGCTCTTACATATTCTGATGACGCATCCACGCCGAACGCTGGCGGGGTCGGAATCCCGACGAGCATTGCCACAAGAGGAATGACATTCGCCGAAGCTGGCTCGAGAAAGCTGGGTAACAAGAGCGAGATCGAGTTCTACAACTCAGATGCCGTTGCCACGATTGAATACTCAATGGACAACGGGGACTGGGAGACACTCAGCACTGTGCCAACAGCAAGCTCACCTCTTAACCTGCCGTTCAACCTTCCGCAGTACATGGACGGCTTCCCGCCAATCCAGACTCATGGTGACACTATGATCGATCTGGACTACTTCAGGGAGATCATGTTCAGGGTCAGCTCGGCCTCTGGGTATCTGGCCGTCCGTGGCATGTCCATATCCGCATACCTGCAGCCATACCTAGTCACTTGACATCTGCCAACTGCTAGGCATACAGAAACATATATATGGGAGGAGGAGGATCATCGCCAGCACCAGCACCAGACCCTTACGTTGATGATCGTTCAGATCAAAAGAGGCGTAGAGAGGCTTACGAGAAGGAGCGTCAAGAGGTTTACATTCCTAGAACTAAAGAGATGATTGAGTCCTCCAATGCCCAGCGCAACGAGTGGTACAAGATGGTTAATCAGTACTACCGTGATACCAACCCCCTTCGTAAGACTGCTATAACAGATTACTCGGTTCCAGAGGATCAGCGTGGCCTCGGGGTTTGAGGAAGACTTAGACTCGATTCAGTCGTTCGTTCAGGAACACTACAGCCCCTCAATGTGTTGGGGCGACTTCAAGCCTTGGATGCGGTGGTACCGTGAAAACAAGCTGCTTGGCTACATTAAGGGCAAGGACGGGATAGAGGCTATGGCTATGGTCAGGTTTGTTGACACCGTCCAAAGGGCTATAGAAGACCCATACTACAGCGACCCCTACTGCGACATATGCTGGATCGAGCTGGTCATAGCCCCGAAGGCAGAGAACCTTGCTAGACTAATAGACCTACTGCTTACCGTATGGGGGGATAGGCCAAAGTTTGCTGCCAGAAGGAATCACCTTGGTGGGGTTATAAAAGAGTACCCGTTTCCAGTCCTATCCAGACTCTCTTATAAAGGCTTGACCCGACTGCTTTCGTCTTCTAAACAGTTATAGATAACAAACTAATATGGGTTCACCTCCTTCACCTCCTCCTGCACCCCCGCCCCCGCCCTCAGTGTCTCCCGCAGATACTGGAGCTGCGAACAAGGAGTCGATGGAATACTACGCAACTACAGGGTATCCATTAACACTAGAAGCATATAGGAAAGGCAAAGAAGCCAGCATACCCACAGATATTGATATCATGCGTAAGACCTCAGACGCACAGGTCGAAAACGCAATTACACTTTCAAAAAGATACGGCACCGATGCAGTAGCAGAACAACGCAGAATCTTGGAGATGACAGACCCCGAGCGGTTTAAGGCCAACCAACAGCTCGGTGAAAAGATCTCTAGCGAACTTGCTTTGGGATCTAGCCTCTCAGCCGATCAGGCTCGCACAGCAGAACAGGATATCCGCTCCTCTCAGGCAGCTCGTGGAAACATGTATGGTAACGCAGCCAGTGCTGCCGAAGTTCTTGCTAAGTTTAATGTAGGCCAACAGCTCCAACAGCAACGGATCGCAAATACGCAGAGCTATCTTGGACTCGCCCCGATTGCCAACGGACAGATTGGTAGCCCTTCGACTGGTGCCTCTGGCTTCTCGCCTAACACAATGCAGCCCCTGCAGAACGCAGCTTTCTTGGGGGGTCAGCAATATCTGCAGGGTCAGGGTATCAACGCACAGAACTATTCGACAGCGATGTCTGGCTATAACGCACAGCTTGCCTATCAGGCTTCCACCTACCAGCCAATGGGCGCACAGATTATTGGCGCAGCTCAAGGTATTGCTGGGTTGGGAATGGGTATCGGTGGTCTTGTGTGCTGGGTGGCTCGTGAGGTTTACGGTGAAGACAATCCTGAGTGGATGATCTTTAGGGAATGGATGTTGAGCATGGCACCGAAGTGGATGCTGAACGGATACATCAAGCACGGGGAACGGATCGCTAATTACATCAGTGGTAAAGCAACCCTCAAGGGATGGATCAAACGCTGGATGGATACAAAGGTAAAACAAGTTCGCAGGGCTAAGGCCATCTGCGGATACGGAGCTTAATATGCCAGATTATTACGGAGGAGTAGCACAGGCTGGGGCGTACATGATGAACTCTGGTCTGGATGCGATTACATCGCAGAGGAAGCTGGACGCAGAGAAAGAGATGCAGGCTCAAAGAATTGCAGCTCAAGAAAGAATGCAGTCAGCTAGGTCTAGTGGCGGTGGTGCTTTCAGTGGCAACGATCCAGTTTCAAAGGGTGCTAGGTCTTTCACGGCAATCACGGCAGCACTTAACGCACACTCAGATGAACAGATTAACCTTATGGGTGAAATGTCGAAGCTGGACAAGATGATGCAGGAGCGTGGCTACGGTACAGATGAAGATAACACTGCAAAGCAAAGGTTACAGGCACGACTGCAGAACAGTGACTATGCAATGAAGATGATGACAAAGTCTCTTGGTGGCGGGAAGTTCGAGTACAATACGACAGACGCAGACGGATCAACTGTTAAGGCAGTATTTGATTCCGCTGCAGATCTTGAGGCTTACAAGTCCATGTTTAAGGGCAACGCACCAGAGATCGCAGCTGAGAAGAACTCAAGCATTCTTGGTGGTATCTTTGGTAGTAAGGCAACTGCACCAAGACAAGCAGCCCCAACTGGCGCAGATATGAGTCCAGTACCAGTTGAGAGAAGTAAGCCTTCGTCAACCAGTGATCAGGTTGACTCTATGATGCAGGAAAGTGGAGTTGCTGAACCAGCGGAAAACCCAGCAGCAAGAGGTGGCACTGGTCGCCGAGTTCGTAGCAAAGAAGATATTGCGTCTGAAAGTGCGAACGCCAGCAGGATGAAAATCGAGGCACTCAAAAAAGAATTTGAATCAGTCAAAGGGCAAAAGAACGCAAAAGGAAATGTGAACACTGCAGCCATGCGTAGAATTGCAGCAGACATTATCGAGGAAGAAAAGAAGCTGAAGTCTGGTAACTGATCATGGCGATCACACCTTGGGATGACATAAAAGCCCAAGTAGGGTACGAAGAATTACCCACCGAGGGTAAAGTAGATACGATCAACAAGTACTCCCAGTACGTTCAGGAGTATTACACGCAGGTTGAGCCTAGAGATGAAAAGGAAGTTGGTCAGGCTTCCGACGAGTTTGTAAAGATTGCATCGCAGGATGCGCTGGGTGACCTCGGTGCGGTTGAGCGTGGATCTGCATTCCTTGGCAATATCTACAAGGGCGCATCTGGAACTTTCACATCAGCCTTCAAGGCAGCTGCCCTAGCCCAGCAAGCCATTGGCGAGTCTCTCGGAAACTACGATGACAACACTCCAGTCACTGAGCGTGATATCTATAAGATCGCACAGGATATCGACGAGAGTGTTAAGCAGACAACTGGCATCGAAGATCCTCGCCTACGCAATGACTTCATTAATACCCTACTGCCCCAAGGTCTTGGAAGTGCGCTGGGGTTCTTTGGTGTGGCTGCAGCTGCAGCAGCAGCAGTTCCAGCTGAAGCTCCAGCAGCTATAGTAACTGGTGTCGGACTTGGTACAGCAGCTGTGCTTGGAGCTGCAACAAACGCTGGATCAATCTATGAAGAGGCGAAGCAGGCAGGTGCAAACGAGTTTACTTCGAGGGCATCATCCCTAGCTGGCGGTGCTATCGGACTGACAGAGGCAATACCTCTTGGTGGTCTTGCTGGTAGATTAACGGCTGGAATTGCCAAGAGATCCATCCTTCGTGGTGTGGTCAGGGGGGCTACCGAAGAGTTCTTACAGGAGACTGGTGCCCAGATGGCCAACAACTTCGTTGCCTCTAAGTTTGCTGGGTACGATCCGAACAGGGGAATCATGGATGGGGCACTGCAGTCTGGTGCGGTAGGACTCGTAACTGGAGGACTGATCGGTGGCGGTGTGAATGCAATCACCCGTGATAACGAGGCTTTCTATGCTGACAAACTATCCGACGAGCTTAAGAGCAAAGCAGACCTAGCTGCATCACTAACTCCAGAACGACTGACACAGATTACTGAGGCAGCAAGAAACGCTAACACAACCACACAGCAGAGGATTGATATTGAGACTGGGGAAACTGAGACAACCTCAACCCCCAAGACTGTGTTCGGGGATCGGCTTGCTGGAGAAGTGCCAGACATTGGCCAGAACCCTGCGATCAATAGCGTACCCCTTGGTCGTAGCGTTAGTCAGGATGCGGATGGAAACAATACAGAGACATTTACTTTCCATACCCCTCAAGGTCTTTTGTGGGAGGCAGAGTTCAGGACGGGTGAGCCAGTCAGGGTTCGTGACGTAACAGATGACAGCCCCCTTCTAAACCCAATCACTAGCCCAGCAGATCCGAGGACTGCGACACGATCCCAGTTCACGGGTCGCATCATCTCTCCAACCAGCAGTATCGCAAAAGAGTTTGGCCTAGAGACAGAGCAGGAGATGGATCGCAGGCTGATCGCAGAAGCCCAGCGTGAGATGCAGCTTGGCAGGGTTACAGATCAAACACTTCTCCCAGACAATCAGATCATCCCAGAATCCGTGTCACGAGATGATCGTGGCGTGGCTCGTCAGGTTGTTCTTAGCAATGAGATCGAACGGCTTTACAAGATCCGTGAGGGTGTACTCGCAAGGCAGATCCTTGTCGGCGAAAACCCTAACGCTGGCACAACCGAGTACGATCCTAACACGGCTAGAGAAGTTATCAGGTACGACTCAGAGGGTAACAAGATCGAGAATAAGCAGGAGACCTCGCAGAGGGTAGCCCGACTTAATCGTATGATCGGGATGCGGGAGACTGAGCTTCGTGGACTAACGGCAAGACCAGAGGGATACATCCTAGCTTCCGAGCGCAACACACCGCCAAGCGCATCTCAGAAGCTCTCGCTTGTCCAAGGCTTCCAGAACCTGTGGAACAGCATCTCATCTCCAGCCCTACGCAATGCCATCACTTTTGAGGTGGGTGACATCACTCCTTTAATTGAATCTGGTCAGGTTCCAAAGGGTGCTGTTGCCTACTACAAGCGGGCTTCGGACGGAAGGAAGGCGATGGTCTTCTTGTCGGACAAGCTCGCCACGATGCCTATGGCTCGCAGGGAAATGATCCATGAGCTTGGCCACGCCTTCTGGGACACGCTCCCAGCTGGTGTACAGGCTGAGATCAGGGGTCTATGGAGGGCAGAGACAGAGTCTAGGACAGGTGCTTTGTTCGATGAGTTTGGTGGACTGAAGGCTGAGGTGAGTCCT